CCTGCACTATTAACAATATAGAATGTATTTGACAGAGCTGCTGTTGCCGCTGTAATTACTACTCTCGGTAACTCTCCAACTATGTGCCATTGTACAGCGTTATGGTTATAAACTTCTAGAATATTTTTAGAAGTATTATAATATAAAGCGCCGGAGTTAGCACTAGGAGGGCGTTGAGCAGTAGTGCCAGATGCAATCAGTGGCTGATCGTTAAGTCCTTGTCCTACTATTCTTCCCATGTTTATCTCTCCTTATGCTGTTGAAGTTTCAATACCTAAGCACACAGCCGATACGTTAATTGCGTTTGATCTAACAACAACGACCTTAGATGCGTCAAGCACTATACCTGTTCTTTCTAGTACACCGTTTGCAGTTACCTGTGAGTCATACTCTATGTAATCTGCGTCTGCTGGTGTTCCAGAGGAACTAACTGCTATCCTTACTGTTGCAGCACTTGAAGACCTGTTACAGATATTTACCGTTACTACGCTAAAAGTATCTGCAGGTACTGTGTATAGGGTAGTGTCAGTAGCCGCTGCAAGGTCCGCTGTCCCTAAAATTCCTGTTGCCATTATATTTTTCTCCGTTTATAATTTATTTCTAGTTTAAGAAGTACTGCCATGCAATTGGAAGTCCTCTAACTCCACCTTTGAAATTTAGGTTAGCATTAACCTTAATTGCCGCTTGTGTAGTTGTAGTTATCTGTGTTCCAGCAATGTAAATTGCACCTGCTGTAACACTATTTACGTTAAGTGATGCACCACCGCCACCAATTTGTGAACTGATGTAAGCCTTAATAGCTCTTTGTGTTGGTACAACACTATCACTATCTGCTGTGAAGAATGGGTCTGTACTAAATTCTTCAATTGAAGCAGATCCTCCACCTAGCGTAACCTCACCAAGTGTAAGTTCTTGTAGTCCTGCAATGTTAAATGCATCAGCATTCAATGTTGCAACACCAGTTGACTGTTCAACACTAAACAATCCACCAACTCTAAAGTTACCATCTTGGTCAGTTGCTGTGTAGAATACTCTACCACCGCTACGTTCCCTGGTTTCGTTAGCCTGTATAGGATCTTGTGTTGGAAGCCCTGGATAATTAGTTTCAGTAAAGTTACCTGTACCAATATCTAGGAAGTCATGTCCTGTTAAACGTACCTGCGAGTACTTAATTCTAGTTGTTACACTAGTACCGTGTGCAGGAACATTAATAACTTTCATATCCGGTGATACTTGTAAGAAACATGTATAAGCACCTGGGTTTGTACCTAGTTGTGTTATAATGTTAACAAGTTTAAACGTATCATTTGGTAAATGTCCAAACACAACGTTTGATCCTGTTACCGGAATATTTGTAAGTTGTCTAACAGCAATGAACGAACCACTTTGGAAGAAGTCAGCAAATCCATCACCACCTGTTAAGTCAGCGGAAGCTGAAACATATCCAGTTCCTCTACTAATGAATGTTGGGTTCGCTAACACACCGTTACCAATTCTAACTATAAACGGTACTGCGTAAATCTCACTTGGGTCAGTAATAGTTAGTGTTGGAACACTATCATATCCTGCACCTGGTTCAATAAGTCTAATTGAAAAGATCTTGTTCTGTGCAACAAACGTTCTAGCTTTTGCTGTAACACCCAGTCTTGATCTTGAAGCAATTGCTCCTGATACAACTGGAATTGTTACCCAATAACCTTTTTTGCCTGATACACCATGTCCACATGCCATATAACCTTCACCTACTTGGTCTCCAGTTACACCTTCTAGTGATTTCCATGTCCAGTTAAATCCGTCTTGCGATGTAGCAACATCATTAAAGCCGTCTAATCCGTCTATGTATGCTGTAGCAACAAACTGTCCTTGTCCGTATTCAACTCTTTGCAATCCTGAAACTGCTGTTGAGTCTGGAGCACCCATTGGCATCGCTACCCATGTTGCGCCATCTAATGACATAGCACCTGTGTTGTTATCACTTGCTACTGCAACAAAGTGTCCATTACCCCATGCAACATCTGTCCATGCTCTTGAAGCCGGAAGTGCTGCTGCTGTCCAAGTTATTGCATCTGTTGAGTATTCAACAACTGTTGAGCTTGGTTTAATTGCAACAAACAATCCTTTACCATATTCAATTCTTGTATGTCCAGTGTTGTTAAGTGTTCCTGTAATATCCCACTCAACTCCATCTAATGATATAGCAACTGTAGCTGATCCTGCTTGTACTGCAACAAACTTGCCTTCACCGTATGTAACATCAGTCCATGTTCCGCTTGATGGCATAGTAGAAGTTACCCATGTAATACCGTCATCGGAGTATGCTGCTGTTGCAGTTCCTGTTGCTACTGCAACATATCTACTTTGTAATGCTACAGTTGATCCATCGTCAATCAATCCGTGTGCTATAGATGTCCAGTTAGCATTTGGCATAACGTTTGCTGTCCAAGTTTTACCATCAGTACTATAAGCACCTGCTGCTGCACTTGATTTAACAGCTACCCATGCACCTTCTTGTGCTGAACCTTCTGTTTCAATTTCTAAAATTACACCGTTAGTGTCTACTGATACAACTGTTACTGTAATATCATTTGTGGTTGCTGCGCCTCCAACATTGTTACCAGCAATAGTAAATGTATCGTAACGTGTATATCCTGTTCCGCCACTTACAAGTGTTGTAATGTATTTTCCGCCGTTTTTAATAACTTGGAAACTAGCACTTGAACCACCACTGTTATTGTATGTTGAACTTGGTAAGTAAACTCCTGTTCTTGCACCCCATAATACATCTTGCCATGCACCACTTGTAGGAAGTGTTACACCTTCTGAACTATCAGTTGGAGCACTAAATACCGCTCTTGGTTCAACTGTATATGTTGATGAAGCATCTGGAGCAACAATTGTTGTACCTGCTACAATGTGATCAAATCCTGATGCACCTGTTGACTCTTTAGTAACTGCTGCAATTTTAGTACCACTGTTATATGATGCAATAATACCGTATTGTCCAACACCAGCGCCGCCTGTAATGTTAACTCTCATACCAACGTATGCTGAGCTAATCTCTGCGTCTGTTGCAGCAAGTGTAAGGCTTGTTGAAGTACCAGCCTGACAAGTGTTTGAGTTAGTAATGTAACCAAATCCACCGAAGTTACCGTCTGCTTCTGGAGCATTAGTACTGTCGTCTACATTATCTTGTAGGAATACTTCGTGTACACCACCGTCTCTATACTCATCTGTCTCTGCTGTTGCGCCTGTACCAGCACCTGAAATTAACCAAGTTGCGTTAGTATATTCGTTACCAGCATTAGTAAATTCAAATGCGTAAACTTGTTGTGCATTATCAGTTTGTACACTACCAACTGTAGCTTCAAACTGGAATTTGTTATCAACAATAGCAGTGTTTGGAGTTTCAGTATTATCAAATCCTTCTGCTACTGAACCAAAGTCACCGTATGAGTTGTTACCGTTTGTACCTCTAATTCTACCACCGTTTTCTGACAAGTAACCTACGTGTGAGTAATATGTAAACACTGATACAAGCTCTGCTCTACCATTGTTTGTTACCCAAGCACCGATACCGTCGGATATAACCTGTGTAAAGTCGTTACTAACAATCGAATCATTACCACCATTGTGTAGTGCGCCATCAATCTTTTGACCAATTGCACCAGCACCAAGTGTTGTTACGTTTTGTACGTATGGTGAACGTTCAATAATCCATGTTGAGAAATCATCTGGACCATATCCTGGATCAAGTGATACATAAGCACCACCCGAAACTCTTGAAGTTCCTAATGCATTTGGAGCAAGTAAATCACCTGCCATGTTTGCAAGAGTTTGGTTTCTAACACCAGTAGCGTTTCTTACATAATAGAAGTCTTCGCCATCTCTTACACCATGTACTGCGTTACCGTAGTATCTTGCAGCCATTAATGATTTGTAGTTACCGTGATATTGGAAGTCATACTTGAGTGCGTCAAGTATTCTATTCATATCTCTTTCACATTTTGCACTGTTGTAGTCAAGCATAACAGTCATTGAACCAGATGCATCATCTATTGACATCGCAGTAGAATCGTTTCTAGTTTTTGCAACTGTAAATTTAGTGCCTGAAATAATTTTGTTTACATAGTAAGTTGTTCCTACTTCAAAACCATTTCCTCCTACTGATGCTGGCGGACTTAATAATGTTCCGCTAACTTTAATTGCAGTACCAATTCTTAACCAGCTAGTATCACTAATTGTTAAAGAATCATCTGATGCCGCTGTTGCTGTACAAGTATCTTTGTATGTGTCTTGTACCCATGCTGTAGATTCACCAATAATAAAGTTTCTGTTTCTTTCAATTTGTAAAATTGCATAGTGTGCATTTCTTACTTCAGAAACACACGGAGATCCTTCATTTGAACCACTGTAAACTACGTCATCTAAGTCTTGCATTAATGTATTAATACGTGCAATTGCTGTAGCGTCTCCGCCTACGTTTGCTATTGCTTGTGTTCTTACATATTCAAAAGCACTTCTTGTAGTTGCTTTCTGATCTAAGTTATAAACATCTTTAGCTGTTGCTCTCAAGTATGAAAGTGCAGCTCTCATTGTTTGTTCGTTGCTGTTTGTAGCAAAGTCAAACATAACTGCTTCCATGATCATTCTTGTATCACGTAAACACTTAGTTTGGTTGTATAATACTTTTGCTGTTGTTCCGTCTGACTTAAAAGCATTCGGATATACATGATCGCCATTGAAGCAATTAAACACAATATTTGCTAGTGTAAATGTATCTTCAATTGCTAAACCGTGTGCTGCGTCTACAGTAATATCCATTACACCTGTGCTGTTATTATATGTAACTGCTGTGATGTTTAATACAGTTCCGTCACCTTTAGTAACAATACCACCACTTACATATGTGTGAGTATATGCACTTGTACCAACATAAGTTTCAATTCTTGTTGTTGACGGTACAGCTTGTACTCTATAATCAGTATGGTAATTACCTGGATTTAAGTGATTGATAACTCCTGTTATAACGGTCTCTTGCGCTGCGTCTAAGGTCGTTACAGCGTTGATCAATGCTGTTGTACTACTTACACCGTTCGTTAGTGCAGGGAAGTTTGTAGCGTTTGCTATAACTGTTAAACTTGTTCCGTCTGTAACTGTTTGTGTACTACCACCAAATGTTGCAGACAATGTAAATGTGTTTGCATCTGGTGCAGTTTTAATCCAGTATGTACGTGTTTTATATAAAGCGCCACTACCTGTACCGTATGTAGTTCTCATTGCAATTGAATCGCCAACCTGTAAACCGTGGTTAGCAGATGTAAGTGTATTACTTGATGCTGCTGTAATTACAATATTTGGTTGATCATTTGGATCACCAATTACTGCTGTAATAATATCAAGTGCTTCACCAATAAATGTTGAAGCTGCTGCACTACCTGCTGTTCCTCTTACTTGAGGTACAACACTTTGTAATGCTGTAATAGTAGTATTAGTTGAAGCATCTTGCATTATTGCTTTTAATTTGTTATATGCTGCAACAGTTGCTCCGCCTTCTACTACACCTACGCCTACTCCATCGTCTAAGTATGCTAAAGCAGCAATCCTTGACATGCTCTTACCACCATAAGTTAAGTCGTAACAAACAGAGTCAACAATATAACCTACGTCTTGACGACATTTCATTTTACTGTGTTTTACATTTGGATAGTTAGCAGTAATAAATGCAACTACTTCTTCTTTAAAGAATTTTTTGTTTTCTCTAAGTCTAGCTCTTGCATCACCGTAACCATTTAAATATGCAGCGTTGTATCCTGTAGGATCAGCACTGTTTCTTAATTCAAATTCACCGACTCTATAGTCGATTTGTTTTTGCATTGATCTAATTAAACGTTCAACATGTGTTTCTTCTACTGTGTCAGCAAAAGGAACAGCAATGTCTTGTGCAAAAGCGTTAGTTGAAGTTTTAGTTACACTTGCACCTTTAATAATATCACCAATAACGCCTTCTAAACGTCCTAATGCAGCAATTGTATATTTTGCATCAGTCATATTTGTAATTGGTCCTGAAGGTCCAACGTTTGTGGATCTAACTTCTTCACCAAGCACAACAGTATTTTCTGGAACAATAATTGGTCCAATTTCTCTGTACTGTCCTGTTTTAATTTTAATTGTGTTCTGTGGAACATATCTTGCAGGAATATTATCTGCATTACCTGCTGCAATTGCATCAGTAATGATTTTTAAACCTGCTGCAAGTACAGCACTTGAAGTTGGTTCTGCAATCAATGTTGATGTTTTATATTGTGAAACAACAGCAGTTGAATTATCACCGTTTGTAGTTTGGTAATTAGTTGTTGGATCAGTTTGTGCTAATACATGATCAACCAATGTTGACATATATGCATATGCTTCTGCTGAGTTTGCTGCTTCTGTTGTTAAGTTTGAGTATGGACCTGTGTTGTAAGGTGCTTCAAAAAGAGCTCCAACAAATGCATTCGCAGCACCTCTTGATCTCTTGTTACCACCATGACACATGTCATAGACCATAGCGTCTAATACTAGTCCCATATCTCTGTGACAGTCATCATCCGCATAATCAAAGTTTTCCCAAATGCTACCACTTGCAGCATTTGCAATTTGATATGTAATCCATTCTGTAACTTCACGTTGAATAAACGCTTTGTTCATTTCAATTAAGTGTCTTGCTTCTGGATGTCTTGGACCGTTTAATACTGCTTCACAAGCATATCTAACTGATGCAAATGGTTTATCTAATGTTGCACCATGCACTGGATATGGATTATCTTGTCCATGTGGAGCAACGTAGTAAACGTAATCGTTTGCACCCATTGAACGCCATTCTGGATAGTTTGCTCCAGCTTGTAAAACTTGTCCTTCTACACCAATTGGAAGTCTAGCAACACCAGCACCACCGTAGTAAACCAAATCACCTTTTGTTGTTAGTAGTGAAGTTTCACTACCTGTAATCATTTGGTTCCAGTAAGTACCTGTTGTGTCTTGGTCTGGACGACTGTTGTCTGCACCACCACCAGCTGCACCAATTGTTGATCCGTCATCGCCTTCTGATCTGTGTTTGTTAATACACACATATGAGTTGTCGCCGAACTTAACACAATCGCCTACATCATATTCATAGTCGTCAGCCCATGTGCCTGCCCAGTAAAAACCACTTGATAGTTTGCTCCAGTAATTAGGTTCAATTGGATGAGCTGCAACTCTTGCAGTCATTGACCCTGTACCTAGAGTTGGTGTAAATACTGTTCCGCCATGTGCGATTGAAATTGTAAATGTTGTTGCATCATCAACTGTCTTAATGTAGTATGTTGCACCTTCGTTAACGTTACCATAAACAGCACCGCTAAAGTATATTGACATACCAACAGCCATTCCTGTTGTGGATGCTGTTGTAAATTTGTTTGTTGAGTTACTTGATGCTGTTATTGTAAAGTCGTTACTTGGTGAATCAACTGTAGCAACATATGATTGTCCTTTAACTGCTACAACTTGACCAACTTTATAATCTGTTGCGTTGCTCCAGTTATTCTGGAAGTCAAAACCTTTACCAAATAATGCAAAGTTTGTAGTATCAGTTGAAGGATTAGTTGAACCTGAATGATATACTTTTGCTACGTATTGGTTACCACCGTATGATACAACATCACCTGGTTGGTATACTGTCGAGCCGCTCCAAGTATTTTCATATTCAAAGCCTTCAATAAACTGTGTCCAGTTTGCTGCGTCAGTTGCAAAAGTTGTTGCATTTGAAGTATGCTGTGTAGTACAAATATATGTACCAGCACCTTGCTTAACAACATCATTATATTTGTATCTTGTATTTCCTGTCCAAGCAGCTTTATATTCTATTCCTTGGTTAAATATATCCCATTTAGATTGATCATTTTCTAATCCGTCGCTGGCAGTAGCAGCAGATGTATGACCTTCGTTTGCAACATAAGTTGTTGCACCATATCTAACTAAATCGTTAATTTTGTATCTAGTTGCAACTGCCCAATCACTCTTCCAGTCAAAACCTTCAGCGTAAGCAGTCCATTTAGCAATATCATTCTCAAGACCTAATGAAGCAGTAGCGGCAGATGTATGCGGAGTAGAACAAATATAAATCTGTCCACCGTACTTAACTAAGTCATTTGTTTTGTAATAAGTTGATGTAGCCCAATCGCCCTTCCAGTCCTGACCGTCTGTCATCTGGTTCCATCTTGAAGGACTTACGTTCAAGTCTACATAAAAATCTGCGTCACTTGTATGTCCTGTAGTACAGATAAACGTTTTACCGCCATATCTTACTACATCGTCTTTGTAGTAGACTGTAGGAGTGGCCCAATCGCCTTTCCATACAAATCTAATTCTACCTAATTTAAACTCTGCCATGTTTATCTACTCCATAGTGTTCCATTGTATTTACCATTAATTTGTTATCTTCTAATATTAGTCTCATATTAATCAGTCCTAATACCCTTATGCTCAAAGCTTCGATAAAACATAGCTTGAGCTAGATAACTTCCACCAATGCCCGCTTTCGGACCTTGTAATTCAAACATCACTGGGATGTTAACTGCTTGTCCTGCTGTATTACCAATCTCATCAGGACCTATCTTAACTGTACCTGCGATAAAGCTCGCTGTTAACAAGTCTGCTCCACCAACGTTAAGTCTATTTGTTAAGTACGCTTTAATTGCTCTCTGTGTAGGAATAATGTTGTTTGAATCTGCAATAAACAACGGATCTGTTGAGAACTCTCTAATAACTGTACCAGTACCACCAACTCTAATTCCACCTAGTGCAAGTTCTGTAAGACCTGCTAAGTCAAAGAAGTCAGCACTAATAGTAACAATACCTGTAGACTGTTCAACAGCAAACAATTCACCAACCCTAAAGTTACCTGATTGGTCTGTACTTGAGTAGAACACTCTACCACCATTTAATTCTTGTACCTCATTCTCTGGATAAGAAATATAATTTTGTGTATATAATCCCGGATAGTTAGTTTGTGTAAAGTTACCTGTACCAATATCTAGGAAGTCGTGGTTTGAAATTCTACATTGTGAATATCTAGTGTTAATTGTTACGCCATTACCATGATCTGTTGTTGGATCGTCCTCAATTTTAAGTTCAGGACTTACTCTAAATCTTAGAGTAAAGGTTCCGCCAGTATCAACACTTTCTTGTTCAATAACAACAACTGTATAAAGTTCTGGATTTCCGTTAAGTCTTAACTGCGCACCTGGACCAATAACAACTGGCATTCCAGAAACTGTTATAAACTTACCTACAGGAATAATATCTGCAAAACCATCACCTGTTACAGTAACAGTAGTTGTACTTGTTTTGTATGCAGTACCTCTGTTAGTCCAACTTGGCTGTGCTAACACACCGTCTGCAAATCTTGTCATATCCATTTCAAGTTCACCAGTATTGTTAGGATCAATAACTGTAAACCCAACTGGAGTATTAACAGGATCATAACCTGAACCTGGATCCCAAAGTTTTACAACTCCAATTGAACCAGCAGTTACATCTGCTCTACCTTTAATTGTAGCACCTGTGTAAACAACTTTGTGAGTAAATTTAACATCACGGTCTAATACTACCCATCTACCTTTTCTATTATCTAAACCATCTGTAGCATCTGCGTCTGGATTACCAAATGCACATCTGTTCCAGTTTCCAATTTGTCCAATGTCTCTCTCGGTCCACTGTATTCCGTCTGGTGATGTGTAAATGTATTGTACCGGTCCTGATGTTACATCTCCTGAAATAGTTCTACCTGCTGTATCGTAAAGTGCCATAAACACACCTTGACCATATTTTAGATCGTTCCATTGTAATATTGTTGAACCATCTATTAATGGCATAGTTGCTGGATACCAAGTTTCTCCATCGAATGAATAACCAATATCGCCAGTGTCTGACATAGCAACAAATCTATTATTACCAAATGCAACACGGTTCCAATCTTTTTGCGTACTGTCTGCAACAACGTCCATGATATAAGTTGCCCAAGTAATAGTTGTACCGTTCCATGTTCCTATTGCTGCTAAGTTATTACTATTTGCAATTGCAACAAATTTTCCTGAACCATAAGTTACACTCACCCATTCGTTAATAGTTGAGTCGCCTGCTGCTGGAAAGTTAGCTGCTGACCAAGTTGCGCCGCCGTTAGTTGATATCGCTGCATTGTTTCCTGCACTTGCAACTGCAACAAATACGTTTGATTCTACTTCATCATATATTGGATTACCGTATGCAACATCTGTCCAATTAGTATTTGCTGGTAAACTGAATGCTGTCCATTGATTACCATTTGAACTATATGCACCTACTGCTGCTGAATCTTTAATTGCAACAAACTTTCCGTTACCTGCTGCTGCTGATTTCCACACGCCTGAGGATGGTAAGTTTGAAGTTGCCCATGTTGTTCCGTTAAGAGAGTAGTTAACAGTTGTACCTGTGTTTGCAACTGCTACAAATCTACCACTTTGTGCAAAACCTGAGTGTTCAAATGTAACAATACTATTTGTACTATCGTCAGTTACACTATGTACTGTAATTGTAATATTATTATCAGTGCCTGCACCCAAGCTACTACCTAAAATTGTAAGGGTATCGCCTACTGCATATCCAGCACCACCTTGTCTTAATGTAACTGTGTAGTCTTTGCCAAGTTTTACAATATCAAATGTTGGGTTAGCAGCTGGTACTCCTACTGTTGTACCTGTTCCTGTTCCTGTTGCACTAATAGATGTAAACACACCTGATGTTTCACCATAAACTACATCACCCCATGTTGTACCAGCATCAAGTGTAGACACTGCATGTGAAAACGGAGGTGCATCAAATACAACCCTTGGTTCAAATCTATAAGTTGTTCCTGTTAACAATTGCTCTAGAATTGGTTTACCTGGAACTACATGATCCCAACCTGGTGTACCACTAGACTCCTTGTAAACTGTTACAACTTTTGAAGTACTGTTATAAGCATGTACATAACCATACTGTCCTGTACCAGGTCCTGATGTTAAAATAATTCTTAAACCTAATAAGTTTGCTTCTTCATTTTCATCGTTAGTGGCAATAGTAATAGTTGTTAAATCACCAGTTTGAGCATTGTTACCAATAAGTGTAAATCCGCCGCCGCCTGCTGCTGCTGATGATTCACCTGTAACAATCCTTGCTTCAAACATAGCATCATCTCTAGTTTCTTCTTGAAGTACTGCTGCGTTTGCACCTGAACCAACAAATGTATAGTTTGCTGATGTATAATTTTGTCCACAGTTTTTAAATTCTAATGCAAGAATCTCATCATTTACTTCTCCAGCAAATGCTGACACAACCTGTGCTTCTTCTTGTCTGTTATTAATTGTAGCAGTAATTGGTGTTTCAGTTGGGTCTGTACCGTCTGCTAACGCACCAATGTAACCATATGAACAGTTACCATTAGTAGCACGTATAATTCCACCATTTTCTGCTAGGTATCCTACCTGTGCATAATATGTAAACACTGATACAAGTTCTGCTCTACCATTGTTAAGAACGTGAGCACCAATACCATCACTAATTACCTGCGTGAAGTCGTTGGACACAATTGATTTGTTACCGCCTGCGTGTAGTGATCCATCAATTTTTTGTCCTGTACAATTGTTACCAAATGTAGATACACCTTGTATATATGGAGAACGTGTTGTAATCCAAACTTTAGTATCTGCTGTACCCCAACCTGGATCAAGTGAAACATAATTAGGACCAGTTGGTCTTTGATATTGTTCAAAAACGTTTGGTGGATTAAGTGTACCTGTTAAACCGTCAAGCGTACACTGTCTAACTCCACATGCATCTCTAACATAAAACATATCTGTTGTCTGGCTACCAATTACCATGCTGTTGTAGAACTTACCTTCTCTTAAAATTCTATAGTTTCCTTCATACTGTAAATCGTATGCAAGTGCATTACAAATTCTGTGCATATCATCGTTATAAATTGCACTATCGTATGCATAATCACTAAACGTATTATCAAGATATGATGTTGCTTCTTTCATTAAGAAGTCTTTGTTTGCAAGAATCATTCTTGCAGCATTTAATCTATTTGTTTGATCTGTAATAGCATTTGTACCACTAACAACAGGATCAGTTCCTGTACTTTGTACATGGAAGTTAATATACTGATTATAATCTGATAATCCGTTGTCAACTAAGTTTGCTGCAACTGAATCTGAAGTAACTTGAACATAGTTAATAATTTCTAGTCCGTCGCCTGTTGGAGGTCCTGGATTAAATGTTCCTGTTGGAATAGCATCTGTAATTACTGTAACATCAGCAGTATTTCCTGATTGTTTTGTAAACGATGTTCCTTCTAAAATGTGTCTAATAACACCTTGTAAGTGTGTTGATACAGCAATTCTGTATACAGCATCACCTGCCATAGCAGCAATTGCTAATTTTGGTTTAATTTTAGATGATCTAATTTCATCGCCAAGCACAACTGTTTTAGCAGGCAAACTGATTGGAAGTATTTCTTCAAACAAGCCTGTTGTTAATTGTATTGTGTTATGTGCATCTACACCGTCGTCAGCTATTTCTGCTGCGTATCTGATTGTCTTAACTGGTTTGAAAGGATCAATACCTGCGTTAGCATTTGATCTATCGTCTACACCAATAATTGGATCAACATAAATGAACCTTGCACTTTTACCCCAATTATCATATTCAATAGTGTCGTTTGGTCCGACCTGTAAAAGTTTTTCTGCTGTATCGATCGGAACATTAGTAGCACCTAGTGTAGATCCGTCTCCAGCAATAGTTCTGCTTAAACCAAATGTTAATAAATCTCCTGGGTTAACAAGTCCAACATTTTCTGCACCTGCCATTAAAAGATCCCAGTATGTAAATCCACTACCGTTATCTCCTGGAAAGTTTTCAGCACTTGCTGTGTGTTCTACATTCGCTTTGTATACACTACCTCTGTAAGTGATTACATCACCTACTGCATATACTGTTGTAATAGTCCAAGAATTTTTCCATGATTGACCTTGAACAATTAACTCCCAGTTACCTGCATCAAGATAGTCTAATGAACTTCCATCATCGGTACTGTTTAATGTTGCAACATAAATCGATCCGCCTCTTTCAACTACGTCACCTGTTTTATATTGTGTTCCCGTTGCCCATGCACCTGCAAGATTAATACCTTTTGAAATAACTGCCCAATCAACCTCTGTCGGTTGATAAATTGAATCACCTGGGTTACGTGCATAATTGTTTGTTTGTGATTGGTAAACATATCCGCCGTGTTGTACAACATCACCAATTGCATAATATGTTGATCCTGTCCACTGACCTTGAATTTTACGTCCTGGTACTTCTAGAACAAAGTTTGAAGCAGTAATATTAGTTGTTGATGTGTGTCCTGTTAAAACTCTTAAAAGTGATCCACCATACTTAACAAGGTCCTGCGCTCTGTATCTAGTAGCATTAGCAAATTCACCTTTGTAAGTTTTACCATAGTAATAAGTTGTCCATTTAAATTGATCGTCTTCTAAACCTAATGCTGTTGTTGCTGCTGAAGTGTGTGCAGTAGAACATTTGTAAACAATACCACCGTAGTTAACAACATCACCTACACCATATCTAGTTGCAACTGCCCAATCGCTGCCCCAGTCTGCTCCTGGAACATACACTGCCCAATTAGCAATATCTGCGTTAAAATCTGCTGTTGACGTGTGTCCTGTTGCAACTATCCAAAGTGTACCACCGTCATCTACAATGTCTCCGTTATAGTAAGTCGTTGCGGCAGCCCAAGCACCTCTAAATGCTCTACCATCGGACATTTTCTTCCATGCTGGTTGTGCAATAGTATCACCAGGTGGTGTATAATCTACATCATCTTTAAATGTTGCTGATGTGTGTCCTCTAAGCGCAATATATACACTGCCTCCGTACTGTACAACATCATCAATGATGTATGCAGTAGAAGTTGTCCATGGGCCTTTCCATGTATATCTAATTCGACTTATCTTAAACTCTGCCATTTAGTTACTCCTAACTTGATGTTCCGTTTGGATAAGCATAGTTCTGATTAATTCGTTGAACTAACATACCTTCTCCGTCTACATAATACAATATGCTTCTTTGGTCCCACTTATATTGAGTCCAATACATATTCTGTTTATCTTTAATATGGTTAACATTAATACCATCAAAGAAGTCAACACCTGGTTCTAAGTCCTCAAAAGTTTCTTCTGGCGGACCTGGCAAGTTAATATCAATTGAGTCTTTGTCTTTCAACTGATCACTTCTTAGAAGATATAATTCACCATCTTCGTTTCTTCTTAGTGCATAAAAATATCTAGGGCTATCACCTAGTGATTCATCTGGGCTTTGTCCGAAATAATATGGATTTGCCATTTTCTATACCTCCCTATGATATCTCTACGAAACTAACTGTTGCATCAACACTTGATTCCGTATCACTTGTTATTCTTAAACCAGCCGTTGCTGGCAATATTAATCTTTCGCCTTGCGTAATTACTTTAGCACTCGAACCCGGTGGTATCGGTACTGATCTTGCATAGTTACCAACTGTTGAATTTTCGTCAACAACTTGTACATCAACTACAACTGTATCGTAATCTGAATTGTTTGCAAGGTTACAACCTACTACAGTTGCTTTAACACCTTCTTGAATTTGTAATACATCAGTAGGTGTTGTTCCAATATCTGTTACTACGCTCTGTTTAAATACTGTTGGCATACTATTTCCTTTATCCTAACATCAATGCATATGATGATGCAATTGTGTTTGCTTGAATTTCTGATACCGCACCTGATGCACCTGCTGGACTTGCCCATGCAGTACCTGTCCATATTTCAATTGCTTTTGCATCTGTATTGTATCTTGTCATACCTGCAACTGCATATGAAGTTGGACGTTGTGCGTCATTACCTCTTGGTGGAACAAAACCGTTGTTGGTATCAATTTTAAAATAACCTGTTCCGCTCTGTACAATCTGTGTAATACCACCTGGTTGTACGTTAGTAATTGTGTTTCCTGAAAATCTAAAGTTACCTAATCTAGCGCCACCAGTTCCATTACCTTCAATAGTAAAGTCAGTACCAGTTGCTGCTGTAATTGTGCTATCTCTAAATGTTAAGTCACCAATGTCAAGTGTTGGAAGATTTAATGTTGTTGTATATAAATCAGCAACATGGATTTCTTTCCATCTTGTTGTGGCGTTACCTAACGTATATGTGTTGTCAGTCTCTGGAATAAGATCACTTGCAATCGAAGCATTGAACTCAATAGTGTCTGTATCTGCGTCACCAATAATAATGTTACCACCAATGGTAATATCACCACCTGTGTTAATGTTACCAGAAACATACAAGTCGCCAGTAATATTTGTATTACCTACAACTTCTAATGTGCCTGCGCCATTAGGACGGAGTTCTAAATTAGTGTTAGAAACTGTTGTTGAAATTGTGTTACCTGTAAGTTGCAAATCATCTACTTGTAACTTAGAATTATAAATTACTGGATCTGAACCTGAAGGTGCAAATGAAATGGTATCAAGCGAACTGGAAATAGTGTTACCAGTAATGCTTAAATTTCCTACATCTAGTTGATTGTCTACTGTGAGTGTTGTTGATCTTGTTGTACCTACAACATCGATATCCGTGGTGGGAGAAGAGTTGTTTACTCCTAAACGAGCATTGTTTACGTCTATGTAAAGTAAGTCGTTCTCAAAAGCTAAATCAACCCCGTTTCTAACGAGATTCGCCTTTAAGAGCGGACCCGAAATACGACCAATTGCCATTACGCTCTCCTTTTCACGGGGATCCTGTCCCTCTAGCCACCTTACATTGCGGGCTAACCACAGTAAAAGATCGATGCTTGGTCGGCATCAACAGTAGTATTTAGCAAATTGTCTTAATTAACCGAGGATAAGGCTATATACGTCGCCTAAATCTTCCATTAGTGATTCACTAATTTCAGCACCGCCACCAGTTGCTACTGCGTAGCCATCATTGGCCTGTGCGCCTACTGTTAAAGTGATATCGTTAGCTGGACTAGAACCACCCGGAAGTCTAGTTCCTGGAATTACGATCTGGTCGCCTTGTTGATATCCAATTCCTTGCGATAAGAATTGAACTACTGTTACCGTTTCTGCTAATAAGTTCATTCTACAACTAAAATCAGTTCCGTATACGGAGTTTGTAGTAGTAGTTCCTGAAACAATATTAGCCGCATCTGCTAATCCTGTAAATGTTCCTGTTACTGTTACTGCTTCAACAATACCAGCAAAACATTCCATAATTTGTTCATCTGTGTTCCATCTAGTATCACCAACTTCTGGTAATCCTGGACGTTCAGCATTTGTACCTGCTGGCATTTTAAATGCACTGTCGCCCATAAATCTTAAATAACCAATGCCAGTGTTTCCAAAACTAAAAGCATCGTTACCAGTATTATGAATATTATTAGTTTCTATCTTGGTTCCATTAATAAAGTAATCGCCTGTACCAGAAACTAACATTGTATCTTCATTTGATTGCGTACTTGTAATTGTTGGTGTTTCTAAAACTTGATCTCCAGTTTCTCCTCTGAAACTAAGTTGATTACTAATCAACGCTCCCATAGGACGAACATTGTTTGTGTTTAATAAGTTATCGGGTGTATGTAATTCTTTCCATCTTCTTGGTGAAGAGTCGCGCTCATCTTGACCAAAACTTAATGTGTTATCAGTTTGTGGTAAAATGTCTTGTGTTAAGTCAGGATTAATTTCAGCAGTAGCAAAAGAACTATCACCTACTATAATATTACCTGCTAGTGTTACATTACCATCTAGGTTAATGTCTCCTGTTGCAGCTAGGTTACCTGTCATGTTTGTGTTTGCATGAACATTAATAGTACCTGTACCACTTGTATCTAAAGTAATACTATCGTCTGTGCTTTTACCTTGTATAAAATTATCGCTAATATCTAAATTGTCTGTTTGTAATCTTTCCCAGACAATTGAATCTTGGTCTGTTGCAGGAACAATATTTAAAGGACCTACTACAGTTGAAAATGTTGCAGGTGCATTTATAAGAACGTTATCTATTCTTGCTTGTGCTGTTGCGTCAGCATTGGTTGTTGAAACATCTGTTTGAATGTCTAGGTCGTATTGAGGGGAATCTGTTTTAACACCAATTCTATTATTAGTAACATCTAAGTATAATATCGGAGTTGCATCAAAATTGGTATTCTTAAAGGCAAGATCAATTCCTTGTCTTTCAAGATTTGGATCTAATAAATGTCCACCTATTCGCCCTACTTGTGACATTAGTTCGAGAATCCGTAGAAGGTTGTTAGATACTTGGTAGCTGGCACTGGAGAATTAAATTTAAAATAATATCCGTCTGCGTATGGTTGATTAGGCCCTGTTAAATTTCCAGCAGTACTTTGTTCAAGTGTAAAGTTAGTTGTAGGAATTTGTAATACGTTTTCAATTAAACATAAAACGTTGTTTGCACTTGTTGATTCAAATACTGGTCCAAACACAGTTTCAACCCCATCTCCTGGTCCTAGTGTTTGTACTGTAATAGCAGAAGCCGCAGGCTGCACAACTAATTCCCAGTTGCCGCCAACATATGCTTCAATAGCAGTAATGTCAGTATTGTATCTAATAGTTCCGTCTGCTGTGCCTGGTTGTCTTACACCTACTAAATCTGGTCTTTGTGCTGACGTTCCTTTAGGTAACATCAATCCAGCACTTGTACCCATTACAACTCTTCCATAAGGATTAATTGAGATAGAATTATCGCTTGGACTATATCTAGATGTATTTTGGTATTTTAAAAACTTCATAAGTTTTCCTCTACACTTGCATTGAACTTACTGTAACAGTAATTAAATCTGCTACAGATGTACCAACCCAAATTTCATCGCCTGAATCTAAGATAATTTTTTCATCACTGAAAAATACTGTTTCGCCTGCAGGCACAATTAATGTGTTAACAATAATGTTATCTGTATCCGGTGTATCACCAGCTTTTACTAAGTACACACTTACATTACATGTATTAACAGACTCATCCGTAATAGTTGGAGTACCAAGGTTACAAAGGATCATTGTAGTAATTGCGTTTACCTGTCCTGTAACACTGCCTCCAATAGGAGCACCTGTAGTTGTACTAGTATAGACTTTTTCCGGAACACTAACACTTGTTGCAGATACTTTTGTACTTTTAATCATTTGTTTTTCCTTTAAAATATCATACTGTAAAGTAATGCTCTGTTTCTATTTACTAGTTCTCCAGTTCTAGTACCATTGGTAAAGAACACACCTGTTTGACCTAACTGTTCTTCATTGTGATAAAGAATAGTTGATTCGTTTACATATGCTGGAGTAACTGCAATTTTTTCAAGTTCAAGTCCGTAGTTAAGTTTAACTTTACCTGTACCTTGTGTTCTTAAAAAGATATTACCGTTAGTATCGTTGTTTGTTATTTCGTTGTTAATAAATTCAAGGTTTTGAATTACTGCTCTATTAGAATAAAATTGAGCACCTAATGAACCATCAACAATTACTGAAATAGCACTTTCTCCAAAGGAACTATATCCAGTATTGTCAATCAAGTAAGTTAATGCACCACTAACATCTTTATCAGTAACAATGACCCTTGTGTCATTATCAATAATTTGGAATGTTGGATTATCTCTAATAGCATCGTCAACATATTTTTTGTTAGGAATGTCATCATCGTCTGTTACTTGATCTTTATAATTTGTAGTACCAATAACTTTTACAACGCCTAGTCCTGAACCGATAAGAGTTAAATCTCCCCCATCTGTAGTATCGCTAGTTGTAATAGTTTTTAATCTTAGACTACTATCATTAAAATTGTAACTTCCGCTGTTACCTTTTGCAATGTTAAACGTATCATCATTTTCATCATAAAAGAATGAAGCAGGCGTTTCGGTTCCTCTGTCAATCTGTATACCAGCATATCTTAGAGAAACACCTGCGCCTGTTTCACCATAATTTAATTCAATAATGTTATCGTTAACGTTTAAGTTTTCAGCTTGAACAGTTAATGTATCACCTTCAACAATTAAGTTTCCAGTAATACGAACCTCACCAATACCTGCTCCGGTATCAAATTTTACATTCGACCCTTCGCCTGTTTTGATTGTATAATCACCATTGGTTTGTACTAACTGTGCCATTATCCGTTACCTTTAATTATTAAGCGTCTTCAGTGAAGTCATCATCATCTGTACCAGATAATGTGTTGTCATCACCAGCTTCTTCAACTTGTGCTGCGCCATCTGAAGTACTAGTTGCAAAGTTCCAAGGAACAGTCAAACCGTCATATGCGTTTGAACCTGTTGCAGATGGTGCTGATAGTGTTGCTTTCTTTCCAGCAATTTTACTTACTAGATAAGTTTCACTGTCGTCCATATTAAATGAAATTGACATTTCGCCTGCTGTTAATGCTGCTGGTAATTTACCAGTTGTTAGTACACAAGTAAATTCACCTGCTGTTTCAATTTCTTCACAGACAAATTTCTTTGAACCTTTTTGCTTTACGATATAACCTTCTTTAACTGCTGAGCCGTTATGAAAGTTGACTTTGATTTCTGATCCAGCCGCTGTTGGCTCACCAAACAATCTTTTATTAAGTGGTCTTCCCATTTTTTTTCTCCTATTAAGTAGTCCTATGCGAGTTCTAGTCGCTACGCTGTGGGTTAAACAGCATAAGTCCGCCACACTATGCGGCACACTTTAGACACAAGTATTTATCTTCTGCTAAGAATAGATAAGAGTTCTTGCTGTCCAACAGTTTTAAGGAGAATGTTGATATTGTCTATTTCTGCTTGGGCACGTTCTAAATGTATAGTACGTTTTGTCTGCCTGTGCATAATCATGTGCTGACTATGATTATCAATGAGCTTTTCTAGTGCTTTAGATAACTGACGAACATCGTGTTTGAACATAGAATGGTTCTTATTCCATTTTTTCACTTGTTCTCTTAATAAAGAGAAGTCTTTGTCGTCTTTTATCTCCATGCTAGTATTATATAGTATTTTGGACAGTTAGTCAAGAAAAAAGACGCCGTAGCGCCTTTTTAAAATATAAGCAAAATAGGTAGGACTTGGTTACACCTACAAGCACGTACACAGAATACCATTCTATCACGCACAACCTAGTTCCGCTCGGTAGAGCAATGTGATCCTCAGTCTCTCAACCTTGAACCTGGGTACCACCCCTAACTAGTCAAGTTCGACCCTTCTGGTAAAGGCCTCTTCCTTGCACTATAAACAAAAGTTAATTACTCTTTTGTTGCTATATTATTAATATAACACAAAATAAGTATTTGTCAACCTCTTTTATTTTGGATAAAACTATATATTATTACTTGAAGTAACAGAAATATGTTTTAGTACTTTGCCAGTATTCTCGCCACTTTTTACAGTATATCCACTAGTACCACTACCATTAATGTTTGGCTCAGAACGTGACATCATTAAGATGCGTTCCTTACGAGCTCTCATTTTTGCCTCGCGGTATGTTTTGTGTAAATGATCG